TTGGATGCTTCGTTCAATGCCAATGGTTTGATTTGGTCTTGGAAGTTCTTGATGGTATCTGCCAATTCTTTTAACTCGATGTGGAATTGAAGGGGGCAATAATTACCGCCCCCAACTTCCAACATTGCATCGCTCAATGTTTCAATCATGTGTTTCATACGAATCTAAATTTAACGATGTTTCGGTTTGTGTTTTGAACGCGAACCACATCAATAAAACCACCCTTTTCGTACATCTTCAACCAATTTGATAACTCGGTTACTTGATGCCTTGCCTGGATCTTGATGAATTCTTCATCGTAACGATACACCCATTCTTTTCCATAAAATCTTTGTACATCTTCCATGAAATCACGGGTTGCTTGGCGTACCCTCCAACCACGGGTTTGTTTGGGTTTGTGTCCTTGAAACAATCGGTTCAAAATCTCCGATGCTTGTTTCAATGTGGCCAACTCCTCCTCTGTGAATTGGCCAAATAATTGTTGTTGTGTCATATCTATTTGTTAAAAAGGTAAATCGTCACTTTCAAACTTTGATGTGGGTTTCAATTGGCTCAATGTATCCGAACCAGTCAAAACATATTGTTCAAAGATTTGGGCGTATGCCAATACTTCGTGCAACTTAATGTCGCCATTGATGGCCAAATCCCCCGCAACTTTTAACACGCTCATTCTCATGATGTGTTTGCCCGTGTCGGGATCCTTGGGTTTCGGGGCTTGGAATCCACCACCCGAAAATCCACCTTGTTGAACCTCGGCGGGTTTACACTTGTAATAAATTGTGCCTTGGTACTCACGATCCGTTAACACATAATCCACTTCCTGGCCCACCACAAACTTGGTTTGGTTTTGGGTTTTGGCGTTGTACTCTGCCACATCTCCGTTAGCGAATGAAATTTGAAATTTGTACAACATACCATATTGGCCGTTGTAAGTTCCGTTGGCGGTTACATTGGTTACCGCACTTCTTTTGTTTTGTTCCATGATATTTGATTTGTTAGGTTGTAATTTAGTTTTTGTAAAATCTCGAATTGCTTTTCCATTGATAACCCGTTACGCTTGAATTGAAATTTCCATGTGGTAACTGTGTAATAATTGGTTTGCAATAACTCGGATAACTCTTTGTTTGATTTGCTGAATACTTCGTTTAATGCTTCGTATGTTGTCATAAAATTAAAATGGTATCTTGCTAAGGCCAACCGCCACCCCAAGGTGATAAAGCAATCCAATTTCGGAAATTTCCAAAACCATTGCACCGCTATCAATGTCCGTACCTGGGGATTTGAAATAACGCTTTTCCACAACCTTGATTGATTGGCTCATGTATTCGCTTTTTTGGATTACTCCAACCACTTGTTCCATTTCATCAGCGAACAGAAAGTTTAATGGGTAAAGGATTTTCATTTGTCGGCCCTCCCTTTGTACATTCTGCGTTGGTACAACATTTGAGTGAACTCATCAAATTCGGGGATGATTTCATCGCGTTCAAATTGGTAGGGCTTGGCTTCCTCGATGTTTTGGAAACGCTTGGAATTGCGTTTGATACAATGCCACGCATACATCACCGCAATGGTGATAGGGGCAACAATGATTAGGTAGATTAAATCCATGTCGTTTGTCATATTGTTCCACGAATATACATTTGAAATTTCAAATTCCAAAACATTTGATGAAAAAAGAAAGGGAAATAAATCCCTTTTCTTTGTGAATGGCCTTAATCCTTTGTGAGTGACTGCAACATGGCAATCAATTTAGAGCATGGGTACACATCCGCCTTATCGGGGCGAACTGAATTATGTGTGTAAACGCCTGGTTCATTCTTCAATGCCCGTTTGGTAACTGCCCAAATATCTTCATTGTATTCCAATGGGATGCCGTATTTGGTTGACCATAAAATCAAAAGGTCTTTGATGGATGCGATTTGTTCATCCGTGTACGAATGCCACAACTTGTATCCCTTGTATGGTTTTTCCAATTCGGTTACTTCTTCTTTCGGTATTTCACCACCCACATAATTGTAAAACTTTGTGCCTTTCTTGGTCAACGGACCCCAGTTGCAAACCTCAATACCAATGGATGTTCTATCTAAAGGTAGGTATGGGCAACCATGCCCCATGAAATGTTTTGTGCCAAGCCCTAAATGGTACGCCCAATACTCACTGCCAAACCCTTGTACGATTGTGCCGTCCGTTGAGATGGCAACACAAGTGGCAACCTTGTTGGCAACCTTTTCCCAATAGGCAAAGGTTTGTTCACCGCTTCCGTTTCCCGCCGTGTGGTGTAAATACACCTGGGTTTTCTTTACCGCCTCGCGGTTGTATGCCCGAAATGGTACTTGTTTAATTTTCATCGTTTTGATTTTTACTTGCCCCAAAATAAAATGATACAACCATTGTTACGATGGAAGTAACCCCACCCGCAATGGTGAAATAAATGTCTTTTTGATCCGATGGGAAATCCCAAAAGATGATTGAAAACAAAATGGCATAACTCAACCCCAAAATGAGGATGGCAATAATGCCCGTTGTGTTGGTCTTAAACTTATCAAAATTCATCGGCCTTGTTTGTTATATGGTTTGGATGATTTGTGTTTGTTAACTGATTTTGTATGCCTTCCCAATTTGCGTTTGGGCTTGGCACGAAATGTTGATGTGTTGGAAACCTTTGCCATTACAACCCGTTTAATTTAATCATGTTTGAAATGGATGCCGTGTCTAAATCCGCCGTATCAATGCCCATAAAAATCATGGTGTTTGCATACTTTTCCGCCTTGGCTTCCGCCTGGGCCACTTCCTTTTTTAACGCTTCCTTTTCTGCAACCTTTGATTCAACCATCTTTGCATTCATCGTTTGAGCCATTTTCGTGCATTCTCCCGCACTTTCAATGTTTTTTGATACCTTGGTTAGCAATGCATCAATTTCGTCAATTGTAGGGCTTTGTTTAGCGTGGGCAATTGTAAACAAATATCCCGTAATGAATAGGGCCGTGAAAACAATCAATGCGTTTTTCATAGTTTTTTCATCGTTTGCATGATGCGTATTTCGGTCATGGTTGCAGCCAAGCACGAATCGGACTTTTTAAGGGCGTATGTGAGTTTGTCAATCTTCACATCCAACGCTTCTATCTTTTGATTTGCCTTTTCGATTTGTTCTTTATAGCCCGAACGAAGGTCAAAGTAAAGATAAGAAACAGCCAACAGCATACAAAAAGCCACGGCAGCAATTGGGTTTTTACGAAATTGGTCAAACGACACGGGCAAGGCATTTGGTTTCGGTGTAGCCATTATATTACGGGATCAGGAACAATACAATAAGGTGAATCAGGAAACTTGGCACAATACCCAACCAGGTACAAATTATCATCACCACTAAAAGTATGAATCCCCATTGGGTCTGGCCAAACCTCAAACGGGGTAAACTCTGCGGGGGGTTCTGAATAGAATAAAATGTCTACCGCCCATTTGTCGCTTTGCTTTGTGCAAACGGGTTTGTCATCTTCCGTTCCCCACTCTAAACAAATGAACCCAATTTCAACAACTGCGCAATCTTTCCAAGTTGTCACGGTTTCCCCGCTTGGGGTGGTTGTGGTTTGTTGTATGTCTTTTTGGAGTGTTGCCCATTCGCTTGGGGTGAACTCAAATTTTTGAAATTTCATCGTGTTAAATTGTGGTTAGTGATGCAAGTTCTGCGTTTGTTAGGCGGGTTTTAAAAAGTAAAATTTCTTTAACACTTGCATAAATATTTTGTGCCGCATTACCCGCTGCGTTATCCATTTGTGTTAAACTTGCAGGTACTGTAAATGTTGTAATGGTATTTGTGTTTGTACCATTTTTATAAACGACAAAATCATTATTTTTATAGGCAAGTGCTATTTTGTAAACTTGTCCAACAATTGGCGATGCATCAATTATTCCGCCCAATGCAAAACTCCCCGTTGAACTATCTGTATAATAACGCAATGCACCCAAATAATAACCAAAAATTATTCTATTTGCTGTTGTGCCGTCACTAATTGAAAAGAAAGAAGGTGATTGTGTTTCTGGCATTGTAAATTCTGCATAAAAAACGCCCTCCGTCTGCCCAATCAAACTACTAATGCCCGTCTTTTGTGCAACATCCGCCACCCTTGTTGCACTTGCTGATGTTGTTGGGATGTAGGATGTGGGGTAACTTGACGCTTCGAGTTGTGCGCCCCATATTAAAATGTCAGCAGTAGTGTTGGCGGTTACCGCTCCCCGTGTTTCAATTATTAAGAGCGTAGAACTTGCTGAAGCCGTACCGCTTACGGTTACTCTTTGCCAGTCGGCAGTCAATGTAATAGTCGGATTTCCCGTTATGTTTTCCGCGCGAATATTTAATTCTTTCCCTACCTCCCCAGAAGAATATGCTTTGACATAAAAAGAGAAAGTATATGCAGTTCCATTGGTTATGCTTATTGATTGCCTTAAAATTGACCTATCGCTTGTAGTCGTACCTACGCAGTCAAATTGAACACGGTCAGCGTTTGCAGTTCCGTCTGGACTTGTGCCAGCATTTGCGGTAACCGTTGGGGCGTTACCAGAGCCGCTTGTTGTTTTTACCCAAGTGGCATTGGTAAAATCTTCGCTATATAAAGCAAGGTTCGTACTCTGCTTCTCCAACAACAAACTCGGACAACCGCCCCCGCCATTTTGGTAGGTTAGGCGTGGAACATTTAATCTGTCGGTAGTGGGGAAATAGGGTTTGGCGGTTGAGCCGATGTTGTATTGAATACCCCAAAAAGCGATTTCACTTGTTCCGTTGCCCGTGTAAGTTTCGGTATTGCCTTGACCTAATCCCACATAAATAGTTGACGGGGTAATTGGGTTTGCACTCGTTAGGGAAATTCTATACCATCCATTCGCTAATTTTTCAAAACTTGCAACACCCGAAGCACTATAAATTGTTTCAGTTGAAAAAGTAAAAAATGCAGTAAATGGCCCTAAATCTATATAGGCTTGACGCGTTCCCGTTATGTTTTTAACATAGGCCGAAACCGTATAAATGCCACTTGAAAAAGAAGTCGTTTGATAAATCCTATGTTGTGCAGTTCCCGTCCCTTCAGTTAATACATCTGCGGTGCTTGTCCCGTTTGGTGCGGTTTGGGAATTATCTGTTATTGTAACATCCGCAATACCCCACGGGCTAACGCTTAATGTTTCACTTTGTTGCAACAAATTCCACGGGCAAACCTCAACCAACCCCGCACTATTTACTCGCGTTCCGTTGGATGCACGGGTGAATGACAAATCGCCATTCCCGTTTGTGGGTATTTGAGAATAAACAACATCCTCTTTGTATCCGCTTGGTATTAAAACCAAACTCGCTTGTTCTAAAAGTGTACTCATTCTTGTGAATCTAAATTATCCAATTTGAAAATCATGCAGTCCACACCTTCGTAATAACCACCATCCGCAGTTACCCTATTGGTATATTC